TTTTACGGCTGAGACTGTAACAGGTGGCAAAGAGATTAAACAATTTTTTTTTTTTTTTTCTGATAAAGAAAACCGCGATTTTAGCTTTTTGCATTTTAAACGTGGTGATTTGGTGATGCCATTAATTGATATTGAAAAGGCGCTTTGGAATATTCAGGTTATTAATGAGCAGGGCACTAAGCTGTTTTTAAAGCATGGCCGTAAGGCTGGGCTGTTTCACTTTATTGGTAAGGCGAGTAGTTGCAATATATTGGCTGTTTGTGAGGGATATGCTACTGGTGCGAGTATTCATATGGCGACCGCTTGGCCATGTGCAGTGGCGCTTGATGCAGGTAATTTAATGGCTGTTGCTACTGAGCTTAAACAAAAGCTTATTGATAAAACCTTTATATTTTGTGCTGATGATGATGCTAATACCAAGGGGAACCCGGGTGTAAGTATGGCTAATGCGGCTGCAGCTGCGGTGGGTGGTTTGGTGGCAATACCAGACTTTACTGCTGTTGTTGATAAGGCGGCATAATGGCGGGGCTTAGTTTAAACGATTGGAATGATTTACACGTTAGTGCTGGGCTTGATGCGGTTAAAACGCAGTTGCTTAGTGTAGTTGATAAGCCTAGCGCTAATGATGGTAATAAGGGAAATAACCCGCCGCCGCAAAACGCTGACGCGCGACAGCGTTCACTGGGGGATGAGCAGTGGCAAGCTGGTTTCCAAAGAACTAATTCGGGTATGCCTCAAGCAAGTATTAGTAATACTAAATTGGTGCTTGAAAATGACGCTGCTTTTGAGGGGGTTTTAGGTTATTGCGATTTTAGTTACCGTATTATTAAGCGTAAAAAGCCGCCTTTTAAAATGGGTAAGGTGGGTGAGTGGACCGATACTGATACTGAGCGTTTACGTATTTACCTTTCTGAAACCTATGGTTTTACGCCTAGGGCTAGTGATGTTATTGGGGCTATTGTTGTTCACTCTGAAGAACATGCTTTTCACCCAGTGCAAGAGTATTTAAATGCTGTTAAGTGGGATGGTACGCCTAGGGTTGCTATGTGGTTACATACTTATTTAGGTGCTGAAAATACTGACTATACGGCTATGGTTGGGACGTTCTTTTTGGTTTCGGCTGTGGCGCGGGTTATGCGGCCACCGGTTAAGGTTGATTCGGTGTTGATTTTGGAAGGGTCGCAGGGGTTGGGTAAATCTACTATGTGCCATAACTTATTTGGTGATTGGTTTACTGATACGCCTATGGCTCTTGGTGAAAAAGATACGTTTCAGCAAATGCAGGGTATGTGGGGTATTGAGCTTGCTGAGCTTGATTCGTTTAATAAGGCTGAAAATACAAAGGCTAAACAGTTTTTTGGGTCACAAGTTGATAGGTATCGCCCTAGTTATGGTCGTATGGTGCAGGAGTTTCCGAGGCAATGTGTATTTGTGGGTACGACTAACCAAGATAGGTATTTAAAAGACTCTACGGGTAATAGGCGTTATTGGCCTGTGATGTGTACTAATATATGCCAGGATAAAATTGCCACTGATAGAGATCAGCTTTGGGCTGAGGCTTTATATTTATTTAATGAAGGTATGCCTTGGTGGCCTACTGATGAGTATAAGCATTTATTTGAAGAGCAGCAGGAAGATAGATTTGATTCTGATGTTTGGGAAGGGCTTGTTTATGATTGGCTGCTTAAAAACATGCGTGGTGACTATGCACTGTCGGATATTATGACTGAGGTGCTTGGTATGGACCCGCATGCTATGCGTCCGCCTGAACAAAAGCGAGTTGGGCAGATTATGCATAGGCTTGGATTTACTAAGAAGAAGAAACGTGTTGATGGTAAGCGCCCTGCGTTTTATGTGCCACCTGAGGGGTTTTGGAATGCTAAATAGGCTTTTTACTATGACCATGACCAGTGTAGGTGACCGCTACAAGCTGCGTAGTTATTGGGTTGGTCACGGTGGTCATGGTGGTCACGGTGTTTTTACGCACACATACGCGCGCGGGTGCGAGCGGGTACGCGTGTTTTCTACTTTCTATTTATATAGTTGTTCTTGTGTATATAAAAACACTATGACCAGTATGACCAGTATGACCAATGTAGTAATAGCAAGGGGTTCAGCGGTCACGGTAGGTGGTCACGGTAGAAACAAGGGTGACCAAGGCGTTTTTAATTTGTTATTTGGCTTTAACGGGGAACGATGATGCAGTTAGTTACGACTATTGATGATTTGCTTAATGAGTGGGGTGTGTGGTCTCAAGCTGGGTTGGGTTTAACGCTTAGCTCTGCATCAAACGATAATACTATTGCAGTAATTGATGATGATACAGGGTTAATGGTAGACCAGGCTGTGGCAATGCTTGGGCTGTATGCTCCAAAAACTAAAACGGTGGTTATGATGAGCTATCGCTCTAAACTAAGTACTAGGCAAATTGCTAAGAATTTAGATATTGGTGAAACTAAGGCGAGACAGTTGCTGTTAAGTGGTGCATCTTGGCTTGAAGGGCATTTAATGGCGAAAGGGATTTTAATTAAAACTGCTGCATAAATAGTTTGCAATTGCGCGCGCAAGAACTATACTATTTCATGTAAGCTTAGCAGAGCTGCATCATAAAGCCCGAGGTTAAAACCTTGGGCTTTTTTGTGTCTGCTTTTTAAGTTATACCTACTTGTGTTGTAAACCCGCCTTGGCTTTTTGCCTGGCGGGTTTTTTATTTTGGGGCCTTTAAATGAAAATTAATAAACTATTAGCTGCTGGCGTTACGGGTGTTCTTGCTCTGGCTGGGGTTATGGTTGCTGATTTTGAGGGTGAAGTACGCACAGGTTATGTTGATCCTGTTGGTGTAGTTACGGCTTGCTTTGGACATACCCAAACTGCTGAGCTTGGTAAGGCCTACACAGAACATGAATGTTTAAACCTATTTGCTATGGACTTAGGTGATCATAATGAGCAGTTGTTAAGAGCGGTTAAGCAGCCGCTTTCTATTGGTGAGCATGCGGCTTATTTGTCGTTTCACTATAACGTGGGTGCTGGGAACTTTCGTAGCAGTACTCTACTTAAATATTTAAATAACAGTGAGCGGGCTCTAGCATGTAATGAGTTGTCTCGTTGGGTTTATGCTGATGGCCGTAAGCTTGCTGGTTTAATTAAACGTCGAGAACTTGAGCGCCAACTGTGTTTGAGTGAACTTAGTGATGTTTAGCTTAAATAAGATAGTGCTGGTTGCCTTTACTGCGATGCTGAGTATTACTGCATTGATGTATATGGGCGTTAAGTCTGATTTGAATACGGCCATTGAAAATAATAAGCAGCTTAAAGTATCGGTGCAAAGCTATAAGAACCATGCAACGTATTTAACAGATAGTTTGGTTGTTGCTGATGAGCAGAATAAGCAGTTAATTAAAGAACGTGACTTACTTAGCACGCTTAGAGCGCAACACCAGCAGCAGCTTATTGCAATTAAAATAAAACTTAATAATTCTAACGTGCAGCTCGATGCATTAAGGCAATCAACTGATGAAACAACTAAACATTGGGCTAATGGCTGTGTGCCTAACGCTGTTGTCGGCATGTTCAAGTACGCAACAGTTAGAACCTGTAGTAAAGACGATAGTGCAAACTAAATTTAGGTTTGTGCTAATTCCTAACGAGTTTATAAAACCATGTAATGTAAGTACTCAGGTTGTTGGTGATAATACGTCACATGCGCAGTATACGACTTACCTTGAGTCGGTTATTGATGCGTGTAATGAGCAGCTGATGAGGGCGAGAAATTGGAACAATGCGAATAGAGACTAGTGATATTGCAACGCAAAAAGCAACCAGCATCACGAGCTATGCAGCAAGTTTTGGAGCAGCAGCTGGAGGGGTGTTTAGCTTGAATGAATGGGCAATATTACTAGGGATTGTGTTTGCTGCTCTTACTTTTTTAGCGAACTGTTGGTTTCAACATAAGCGTAATGAACGCGAAGCTAAGAAGTATGAGGATGATAAAGAGTTTCATCGAGCAAGAATGCAAGCATTACAGCAGAGCGACCAAGCGCATTTGATTTGTGGAGATAACAACAATGGCTACTAAGCCTGGGTGTTGGTGTACTAAGTGCCGCAAGGTACATAAAGATGAGCCTTGCCCGCATCGTAAGCCATTTGAACGTAAACGTGGACCTACTAAACAGTCAGGCCGAGGAGGGCGTGTGTGGCAAAGAACACGAGAATTTATATTTCATCGTGATAATTTTTTATGCCAGATATGTAAGAGCAAGGGCATCTTAATATCTGTTGAGCTACATGGTGCTTACCATGGCATATGTGACCATATGGTTCCTATTAGCCAAGGTGGTGATGATAAGTTAGATAACCTTCAAACCATCTGCCAAACGTGTGATAAAAACAAAACAGCACTTGAGTCTCGCTATAGTGTTGACCCGGGGGTAGGCAAAGTCTAGCGCCTCGCCTCGTTCACCGCCCCCTCAGTTAGATTTTTATGCGGGGCAGAATTGAAATGAAAAAACCCACTTTAGAGATTATTTAGTTATATGGCCGGTAGATACCCAGCAGTAGTAGCGGATACAGCTAACAAAGTTGTTCAATTCCCTAAGACTACTGAACAAAGCGCGGAAATAAGTGATAAGGACGCTAAAAAACTTGCGATCAAATCGCGTCCGCGTGGAATGTCAAAAGCTGAGCAAGTGGTATGGAATAACGATATACCTGAATATGTAAAAATTAACAGGTTCAAGCCTCACTATATACGTTTCTTTAAAGAGTACTGTGTTGTAGTAGCGCGCATGGAAGCGTCTGTTGCCTATTTAGAAGACCAAGGTTGGAAATATACAACCGAAGGTCGTAACGGTATACAGCACAAAACACGCCCGGAGGTCAGTCAATATAATGATGACTGGCGTAAATTTAATAGTTTAATTAATCAACTAGGAGGGAGTCCAGCGACTGATCAGCGGTTTAATAACCTGCAACCTGGGCTGTTCGATGACTTATATTAAATGCGTAACAACTATCCTACGTTTGAGCGTGATCACCTAGCTGATATAGAACAATACGCGAGTGATGTTTTAAGTGGTAAGCGCCTTGCTAATAAGTATGAACGATTAGCAATAGAGCGTGAAAGCAGAGACTTACAACGAGCAGGTAGTAAAGACTTTCCTTATTACTTTGACACTGAAGCCGTTTTAAAAGTTATTACATTTATTGAAACCTTTAGCCATGTAAAAGGTAAATGGGCAAGGGCTAAAGGGCAAGAAGGGTTACTAAGCTTTAGCGGTTGGCAAAAATGGATTACAGCACAAGTATATGGCTGGAAACATATAGAAACTCATCGTCGCCGTTTTCGTACCGCATTTACGTTGGTACCTCGAAAAAACGGCAAGTCGACTTGGGTTGCCCCAATTGGTTTATACATGTTGGCCAACGACAACGAACCGGGTGCCGAAGTTTACTGTGGTGCAACTACACAAAAACAAGCTAACGAAGTTTTTAACCCAGCTAAAAAAATGGCAACTAAGCAGCCAATATTTAGGCGCCGTTTTAATATTGAATTGTTTGCTCAGCAAATAGAAAAAACAAACGATGGCGGTAAATTCGAACGCTTAATTGGTAACCCGGGGGATGGTGGTTCACCTAGTTGTTATTTATGTGACGAGTACCACGAGCATGACGATGATGATCAGCGAGATACTATGATCACCGGCATGGGTGCACGCGAGCAACCACTTGAATGGATAATATCTACTGCCGGCTCAAACTGGTTTGGTCCATGTGGCCAATACCAAAAAGAGTGCCAAGAAATACTTGAAGGTACCAGAACCGACGAAACCGTTTTTGCCATGATTTACACTATTGATGCTGACGATGACTGGCAAAGTGAAGCCGCACTTGAAAAAGCAAACCCTAACTTTGGCGTGTCTGTAGAAGTTGAGTTTTTATTAAATCAGCTATCTAAAGCTAAACAATCGGCACGTAAGCAAAATGCTTTTAAAACTAAGCATCTTAATTTATGGGTTGGTGCACGTGAGTCCTGGCTAAACCTTGAAGACTGGAAAGCGGCAGCTGATACCAACTTAAACATTGAACAGTTTACAGGTGAAGAGTGCACTAAAGGCGTCGACCTATCTGAGTCTGACGATTTAACCGCCGATGTAACCTGTTTTACACGCGAGATAAACGGCAAATTACATTACTACTTCTTTGCTAAAACCTACGTAACAGAGGCAAAAGCAAACGAAATAGATATATATCGTGACTGGGTTGATCAAGGACACCTAATAGAGTGCGAAGGTACCAGCATAGATTACGACGAAGTAGAGCGCGCTATCGAAACAGATAACGAAAACTACCAAGTAACAGGCTTGTTTTACGACCCAGCAGGCGCGGCACCTATTGCTCAGCGTGTACAAAACAGTACAGGTATAGAGCCTATTAAGGTGTCACAAAATTACACCAACTTTTCGCCGGCAATGCGTGAGTTTGAAAACTTACTCAGGCAAGGCCGTATACACCATAACGGTGATCCTGTTCTTACTTGGTGCTTAGGCAACGTAATAGCCAAAGAAACCATGGACGGTAAATACATTCGCCCAGTAAAAGAGCATAAAGACAACAAAATTGATACCGCCGTCGCTAAGTTGCTGGCCTTTATTGGCTCATGGCAGCCAGAAGAAGACGATGGTTCTAATCAAGAGTTTTTGGAATTCTAATGTTTAAAATCCCGTTTTTAAGTCGTAAAACCTCGCCAGCAGTCAATAACATAGCTGATCAAGATAATATTTCAGTACAGGATATAAATAGCTTATCTGACTTGTTTGGGGTAATGCCATCGTTGGCAGGCCCGGCGGTAACGCCTAAAACATCAATGAAAGTGTCGATTGTATTCGCCTGTGTGCGCCTAATTGCCGGTGCAATTGCACAGATGCCCGTACATATCTATGAGCGCGGTGACAATGGCGATAAAAAACGCGTTCCTAACCACAATTTAGCTAATCTTTTTAACTTACAGCCCACTCCAGTATGGAGCGCCGCCGCGTTTTGGGAGTATATGGTTTCAAGTATGCTACTTCATGGCGATGGTTACGGTGTTTTAATACGCGATCGTAACGGCGATATAGAAGAAATACTGCCAATTAGCCCCGCAGGTATGAACGTAGTTAACAACAACGGCCGGCTAAATTACTTTTTTACACTAAATGGTACCGCCCGCGGGTTTGACCAAGACGACATATTGCACTTTCCGGGCTTTGGTTTTAACGGCCTTAAATCAATGTCGGTTATTCAATGGGGTGCGTTTAACAGTATTGGGCTTGAGCTTGCCATGGAGCAACACAGTGGCGAGTTTTTTAAATCGGGTTCAACTCAGCGCGTAGCCGTAGTTAAGCAAGGCAAGTGGGACGAAAAACAAAAACAATCATTCAGAAACGCATGGGTTAAAGCATACGGCGGCATTGAAAACTCAAAGTTTCCGCTGGTTCTTGATAACAGCACAGACGTAAAGCAACTTAGCGTATCAGCAAAAGACTCACAGCTGCTTGAATCGCGTGAATTTCAAATTACCGACATAGCCCGCGCGTTTGGCCTACCTAGTTTTATGGTAAACCAAGAGCAAAAATCAACATCGTGGGGCTCAGGTATTGGTGAAATTGGCTTATCGTTCTTGCGTTTTACGCTTGGGCCACACTTAAACCGCTTTGAACAAGAAATAAACCGCAAGCTGTTTTTAAATAAACCTATGTTTGCCGAGTTTATAGCCGCTAATTTAATGCGCTTAACGCTTAAAGATAGAAACGAAGCATACCGCCAATCCATAGGTGGCTCACAAGGCCCCGGTTGGATGAGCATAGACGAAGTGCGTAAGCTCGAAAATCTACCCGAACTAGGCGGGCGCTATGCTTTGCCATACGACCCAATAGCAAATAACCAACCACCGGGAAACGAATCATGAATAACAGCCGAAAACTAATGCAGTTAGTTAAAAACAACTGCCAGAACCGTGACCAAGTTGGTTATCAAGTTAAACAGCAATCACCACTTGCCAACCCAGGCGAGAGTCGCCCCGCATTTTTAATTTACGATGTAATCGACCCATGGTGGGGCGTATCGGCCGAGATGATAAAGCGCGACCTGCTCAGCATTACCGATGTAACCGACATCGATGTATATATTAATAGCCCAGGCGGTGACGTATTTGAAGCCACCGCCATTTACTCAAGCTTTAAAGCGCACCCAGCAAAAATTCATATTCACATCGATGGCATCGCAGCCAGTGCCGCAACACGCATTGCATTAGCGGGCGACACCATTGAGATTGCCGACTCAGGCTTTTACATGATCCACTATGCCTGGACGCTCGCACTGGGTAACGCACAAGAAATACGCGACACCGCCGACATGCTTGATAAAGTCGATAACACCATAGTAAACGACTACGAAAAGCGTACTGAAGCAGGTGAGGAACAAGTACGCACCTGGATGAAAAACGAAACCTGGTTTACCGCACAAGAAGCCCTAGAACATGGCTTTGTAGACAGTATTATGCAAGATGGTACAAGCGATAAAACTACTAATAAAGCGTGGGACTTAACATCATATCAAAACGCACCTAAACCAAAACCACCAGAAGATAAATTTTTGCAGCGTGAACGCTTAGAGCGATTTGCTAACATGCTGCTCACTACTGGCTAGCTCCGCTGGCACCACTATTTAAAGCACCTTAGGGTGCTTTTTTTGTAATTAAAATCGAGGAAATTAAAATATGTCTATCCAACAAAAGCGTGAGCAGCGAAAAGGTTTAGCTGTAACCCTAAACCAATTGGTAACTGATCACCCAAAAGACGAAGCTTGGAGCGATGACAAGCAAAAGAAATACGACGACCTAGTTAATAAAATTGATGCACTAGACGGTGACCTAGACCGCCAACAAAAAGTGTTTGACCTACAAGCTAAGTCAAAGCAAACCATTCAAGACCGCACAGACCAAGGCGGTATTTCTACTGATGAAGCTGAGCACCAAATTCATCAAGAAAAAGCAGCTTATGCATCGTGGTTACGCGGTGGCATGTCGGCACTAAATGAAGAGCAGCGCAGTGCGGTACAAAACCGTATTAACAGCCCTAAAAACACCATGAGCACAGGTACAGGCTCTGAAGGTGGTTATTTAACGGCTGATGAAATTGCACCGGGTATTTCACAAGCGCTTAAAGCGTATGGCGGTATGCGAGAGCTTGCAACCGTAGTACCTACTGCAACGGGTTCTACTATTCCATGGCCAACAGCTAACGCAACCGCTGAGCAAGGTGAATGGCTAGCTGAAAATACACAAGCTGGCGATGAAGATACAACATTCGGTGTACGCAACATTGATACACACATGATCAGCTCTAAAGTAATTGCAGTGCCGTTTCAATTACTGCAAGACACGCAGTTTAACCTTGAAGGTTATATTAACGAGCAAATTGGTATGCGTATTGGTCGCACCTCAGAAGATGCGTTTATTAATGGCACAGGCACATCAATGCCGCACGGTATTTTAACCGATACCACTGCTGGTAAAGTGGGCGTTTCGGGCCAAACGTCAATAATTACCTTAGATGATTTAATTGACCTAGAGCACAGCGTAGACCCAGCTTACCGCCGTAGCGCGCAATGTGGGTTTATGATGAACGACTCAACAATTAAAGTGGTTAAAAAGCTTAAAGATACACAAGGTCGCCCGCTTTGGTTACCAGGTATAGAAGCCTCAGAGCCTAATACTATTTTAGGTAAAGCGTATGCCACTAACCAGCATATTCCAGCTATGGCGGCTAATGCCAAGTCGGTTTTATTTGGTGATTTTTCTAAATACATTGTGCGCGATGTATCGCAAATGTTGTTCTTCCGCTTTACCGATAGCGCATACAGCCGCAAAGGCCAAGTTGGCTTTTTAGCATTTATGCGTACCGGTGGCCGCTGTATTGATGTGGGTGGTGCTGTTAAGTATTACCAAAACGCAGCCGCTTAATTGATGCACCTATAGCCCCTTAATTGGGGCTTTTTTATTTAACTAAGGAATTATCATGGCAGCTAAAAAGCTAATTACTGCACGTGTACTGGTTGCATGTGTGATTGCTGATCAATCTTTTGAGCCAAACGCACTTGTAAAAGGTGATGCTGAATTACTTGAACCACTTATTAAAGTAGGTGAGCTATCAAGTGACAAAGCAGCGGTTGATTACTGCAGCAAAGAGCTAGAAGTTGAAGTTGTTGATCTTAATGCGACTGATGAAGCCGTAGAGAGTGAAACTGACGAAAACACTGACGGCAAAGAGTAACAACAATGAACATGCTCCGAAAAGTAATACAGGCACCCACTATTGAGCCCATAACTATTGATGAGTTAGCACAGCATACCAATGCAGATGATGACCATTACGATTACTTAAAAAGCTTAGTACCCAGAGCGCGTAAACGCTTTGAGCAACGCACAGGCCGTTTGCTCGTAGAACAAACATGGCAATTTGCAATGCCTAAATTTTGTAATCAAATTGTGCTGCCTTATACACCTCTTCGGAGCATATCGTCGATTAAATATATTGATAAGCTAGGGCAGCTCGTCACTATTGACCCTGCCGAGTATCGCATTGTTGACCACGGATTAACCGCCACTATTACACCAAAATTGGGAGGCAACTGGCCTGCAGTGGGCTTTAAGGTAGTTGATGCCGTGCAAATTGAATGTGTATTTGGTCATGCAACTTCTATAAATGAGGGTACCAGCATCGATGCCAGCAATATTATAGACCAAGATAAATACGAGCTTTCAAAGCAGGCCATTATGGTTTTAGTAGCCGATTGGTTTCGTAACCGTGAAGACACAGCACCGGTGCAACTTTACGATATGCCAAACGCATTTAAGTCTATTGCTAACGAACTCGCAGTTGAACTGCTATGAAGTCGCTACCCGCCGGGCAATTTAATTGCAAAGCTAGCTTTGGCAAAAACACCAAATCAGATGATGGCTATAACACTAATAGCTATCAACATGAATTTTATAAATGGGTAAAAATACAAACCGGTGCAGCTAAAGAACTTGAGCAAAGCGGCCAGTTAATGGGCGAGTTAACGCATTCAATTACATGCCGCTACAGTAGCAAAATAACCTCTACACACCAAATCACCTATAAACAAAGAACGTTTGAAATAATTGGTGCACCCGTCAATAAAGATTTTGCCAACACATTAACCATTATCGCTGTTAAGGAGATCACTCATGCTTAATGCAGGTATTGATATATCGGGCCTTAAAAAAATGGAGCAGGCATTACTTAATATTGGTAAAGAAATAGGGGCTAAAAAAGCGACCGGAATAATGACTAGTGCCATTAAAGACGGCGCTATTAAATATCAGCAAGGCATGCAGCGTAATGCGCCCGAGTCTGACTTTGCTCGCGTAGTAAAAACTAAAGGGGGCCAAAAGGTTGATATTCGCCCGGGCTTTTTAAAGTCGCGTATAAAAGTACGCGCTAGCACTAATAGATCGGGCGCTACCACCAGGCGCTTTAGTAAAGGCGTTGTATCACTTGTGCGTGTTGGCGTATTTAAGGTGCCTTATGTTGTGCAAGTTGAATACGGCACAAATAAACATAAAGCTCAGCCATTTATTCGCCAGGCCTTTAGCAAAAGAACAAACCAAGTTGTGGTTGTTATTAATCGTGGTTTAGCTAAACGTATTGATTTAGCGCAGCGCCGCATAGCTAAAAAGTATAAATAACGATGATAGAAAACAGCATTCGTAACAAAGCCCTGCAATCTGCTGCTTTAAGTTCGTTAATTGCAAGGCGCTTACATTTTACAACTAGCCATAACTCAAACGATAACTATGTGTTATTGCAATTAATAACAGACCAAACCCCAATAGAAGTTCACTTGGAAGATAGCCAGAGCGAAGCGCTTATTCAGTTTGACTGCTACAGCACTTCACCAGAAACGGCCAAAGCCATAGCCAAAGAACTTGCAAACATATTTAACAAACAAGGTTTTAGTGATAGCAGCGTAAATGTGCAACTCGCTCTTAAACAAAACCGCATACCCGATTTTGAAACCGGCTCAGGGTTATACCGTGAGTCATACGAATACATTTTTTATTACCACAACCTAAATAACGAGGTATAAACATGCCAGCTCCAACTCCTGTAAGTACACCAGCCGCTGATACGGTTGATTCACATAATTCAACACTACAGTTTTGCTCAACCGGTATAGGCACTGTTGATACCTTTTTGCCTGGGCTCGATGTGATCCCACAAATTAATTCAGGCAAGGTATACGAAGATGATACCGACATAGCAGCAGAAAACCGCAGCTATAGCGAAAAAGCACTCCCTGAAGACCAAGACTTTGAGCTGGTTTTTCGCCATAAGCCGGCTGATGCAGACCAAAAGCCGTTTTGCGAATTAGTAAAAGCCGGTACACCTATCACTATTAAGGTGACTCGTGCCAGTGGCGAAGTGCAAGACGTTGTGTATTTACCGCATGACTACTTTAGTGGCGAATCGGGTAAAGACTCAGGTAAGCAGATGTTTGCCTGTATTGGCAAGCTACAACAAGTTGTGTTCTCAACATTACCGGCGGGTGTGTAAATGATTACTGCAGAGCAAATAATGGCGGGCAAACTGGCAACATCGACCCGCCACTTTGAAGTGCCTAGTGTAGGCAAAATACTATTACATCGTTTGCCGGCTGTTGAAGAAGCCAAAGCACGTGAAATGTTTAGTGACCAAGAAATAAACCCTAAAAAGTTAGAAAAACTAGCCCAGCGAAATACTTATTACATGCTCCATGGTGTGTTTAACGACAAAGAAGCCGCTAAATTACCTAATTTATTAGATGTGCAGCAGCTTGGAATGATTCATACCACAGGTTTGTTTTTTATGAAGCTAGAGCAAGAACACCTCGAAGCTACTGAAAAAAACTAAAAGAGCAGCCCGAGTTACAAGCGCTCTGCAACTTAGCAGATAACTTGGGTTGCTCTATTTACGACCTTAGAAACCGCCTATGCCCTGAAGAGCTTGAACTTCGACTAGTACATCAAAGTATTAAAATGGGGCTTACTTTTGATAGAAGCGAGCAGCGCAAAATCGCACAAGAGAAAAAGCGCCGAGAATCCGAAGCGTTTTTAAATACCTGTCCTTGGCGTAAACAAAAGAGAAAGTAACAATGGCATCAATTGCAACACTCACCATAGATTTAATTGGTAAAAGTGCAAAGCTGACTGCTGAGCTCAATAAAGCCAATAAAAACACTAAATCGTGGGCAGATAAAACCCGCAAGATGGTTAACGCTAGCAGCAAAGTTATGGCTGGGTTTGGGGTGGCGGGTGTTGCTGCTCTTACTGCTATTTATGCTAAAAATGCAGCATTTATAGATCAGCAAGCAAAAACAGCTGACCGCTTGGGTATTACTACTCAGGCATTAGGCGGTTTACAGCATGCTGCTAATTTATATGGCGCGTCTAATGAGGAGCTAAATAAGTCACTGCAAACCATGCAAAAAAACTTAGGCCAAGTGGGGCAAACGGGCACAGGCGAGGCCAAATATGCCCTTGATGGATTAGGTTTATCGGTTAAAGATTTACAAGGCTTAGCGCCTGAAGAGCAATTTAAAGTTATTGCCGACAAGCTAAAAAATGTTGAAGACCAAAGCCAAAAAGTTTACCTAGCGCAAAGTTTAATGGGTAAGTCGGGCGCTAAGATGATCAACGTAATGGACGCCGGTGCAGATGGCATAACAGCCATGATGGAAGAAGCCGACGCGCTAGGCATGACATTTACACGTGTTGATGCGGCTAAAGTAGAAATGGCTAATGACGCACTCGATAAAGCGCAAAAAACAACGCATAGCTTTGGGCAAACCTTAGCAATAGAAATGGCGCCTATTGTTGGCGCTATTTCAGAACTGTTTATTGAAAACGCAAAAGAAGCCGGCGGTTTTGGCCAAGTTGCACAACAAGCAATAGGTAAGGTAACGAGTGTAATTGGTGTTATGGCCGATGGCGTACAAGGTATAAATATACTCTTTAAAGGTGCCAAAGTTGTTGCTATGGGCTTTTCTGCAGCACTATGGGAGGGGCTAGCATTTGTAGTAAATAAAGGGATTGTTCCATTTGCTAATAGTATTACTAACGGTCTTTTATACCCAATTAGAAAAGTATTAGAGCTTTCACAGCATATACCAGGCATTGGTGACTCTGCAAAGTCGGCATTAACCGAGCTAAATAAACTAGGTAAGGCAGAGGGCTTTAAAACGCTTGATAGTATTGGTTCACAGGCATTAAAAAATTTAGAGCTGGCACAGGATGACTTTAAAAAATCACTAATGGAACCGCTTAAATCTGAAGTTATTAATGGCTGGGTTGCCGACGTACAAACTAAATTTCAAACCGCTGCTGAAAAGCAGGTGAATGACTCGAAAAAGCCAGGGTTAAGCGATTTATTATTAAAAGAAGACCCTAAGGCTATTGATGAAAAAGCTCAAAAATTAATTGATGCGGCCCGTAATCAATATCAACAAATATTTGATGCTCAATTAGAGTTTGAAGGCAAAGAAGTAGAACTTGAAAACCGTAGGTACGAAAGAAAAATCACACAAATGGAGCAAGAGTTTCAGTTGCTACGAGATAAAAATTTAGTAACAACAGAAATTGAAAGTGAATATCGTTTAGCTAAAGAGCAATTAGAAGCTCAGCATAAAGGTAATTTAGCAGAGCAAAATAACGACTTTTGGACGAACTATGCAGAGTCTATTCGTACAACTGCTGAAAATACAGATCAACTTTGGGCTGATACGCTAACAAGTTTTAGCCAAAATATGTCCAGTAATATTACTAACGCTATTTATGAGTGGGAAGGCTTTGGTAATTTAGTAAAAAATATTGCAGTTGGTTTTTCTAAGTCTGTTGTGCAGTCTTTAGTTGAGATTGGAACTCAGCGCCTAGTTTTATGGGCCTTAGAGGCAACACTTGGTAAAGCTAAATCAGTAAGTTACCTCACACAAGTTACCGGACAAGCTCAAGCCGGTGCGCATTTAGCTGCTATAAATGCATTTGCTTCAACAGCCGCTATTCCAATTATAGGACCAGCTTTAGCGCCAGGGGCAGCTGCGGCGGCAGAGGCTATAACTCAACCGTTTGCAGCAGCTGCAATTGCATCAGCTGCCAGTACTATGGCCTCGTTCGATGGAGGTGGTTACACCGGTGATGGCCCACGTATAGGAGGGGTAGATGGTAAAGGGGGAATGTACGCCATTGTCCATCCTCAAGAAACAGTTGTAGATCACACTAAAGGTCAAAACCTCGGCTCAAGTGTCACGGTTAATATTATTGAAGATGCATCACGCGCCGGTACGCAGAGTAAAAGTAATGGCTTATCTGGTAAAGACGTGATTGACGTGTTTGTCAGTAATATCCGCGAAGGTGGCGAGGCATCCTCTGTACTCGAATTAAGCTATGGATTACAAAGGCAGGGGATATAAGCCATGTTAATTAACTATCCAAAAGGCCTGCGATTACCTCTTTTATCAAGTTACGGCCTATCACAAAACTCTAATTTACTACGCACACAAATGGCCAGCGGCAGCGCCCGTGTTCGCCAACGCTTTCATTCGGTTCCTACCGTTATGACAGCAAGCTGGAAATTAAATAAAGACCAGGCATCAATACTAGAAGGCTTTGTAACGCATGGCATAAGCAACGCCGTTAACTGGTTTGTAATGCCCGTTTTAACCCCACAAGGATTAATAGAACACGATGCAAGATTTATTAAAAACCCGCTTGAATCTGCCAGCTTTAACGGCGGTTTTTGGAACTACAGCGCTAATATCGAGATTAAAAAACGACAAGTAATAAGTGAGGAGGTAATGGTAAATCTATTACTCACTCCACTTACAGCAGAGACATTTGCAGCATCCGTAACTAATTCAATGAACAAATATTTGGAAAATTAAATGGCTAATTATTTAACCCTAGTTGAGCAACTCAGCACAGCAGTAGAGCAGTTAAACCAAGTTCTACAAGGTGACGAAACCACCACTGTAGACATTAACGGCAAAGTACAGCCAAGCGTACAGAAAAAGACGCTTGATGAAGTCACTGCAAAAGTGCAATTAGTTTTAGATGCTGCTGCAGATATTGATGCTGTGAAATACGCAACTACTGCAGCGGGGATTGCAGCCACTACAGATGGACAGTTTTTTAGTGTTGTGAGTGATGATGATGACAGTTATTTAGATTTGTATAAAAACGATAATGATAGTGCTGAATACATAAAAAGTTACCCTAGCGCCGAAGCGATACACAATATACCCGTAAAAGAACACATTTCAAAAAAGGATTTTACACTAAGTGATGAGTCAGGAGAGACAATATTAAGCGCCAATTCTAATGAGTTAGAGTTTGCTGGTAATGCTAAATTCAAAACGTTAGAAACTACAGATCCTGTTAGCAGCGGCTTAAATCAACAATTGGAATCTCCTTTCTTATACTCATTAACTGATTCATCTGGAGAAATGATATTTGCAGTCACTAAAGACGGTGTTATGGCGAACGGCTTCTCAACACAAGATGGTGAGATTGGAACATCCTCAACAATATACCAACAATCACCAAATGCTGAGATAGATTGCTTTCCAACTATGGGCCAAAGCAATGCGGCTGGTGATTTGGGTATTACAGACCCGCCAATAAGCACAGTACAGGAGTATAAAAATATAATACCAGTGTACGATACGGGCAGCGTATCGACAAACTCGGCAGTTCCAATAGGTATGATCCCTCTTGCGGAAGATATAGCGACTGGTTACGAATGGACGGGGTTAAACGCATGCAATCAAGTGTCAAAAATGATACTTAATGACTCAGGGCTGAGTGTTAGTGAGTTAAACCAGATGTATACGTTTAAAGCAGCTATGGGAGGGAGTGGCATACCTTCCGTGGGTAACGATAGTACAGCAGTTAGGTTTAAAAGAGATATTGATTTCGGAGTTTCATACTCAAATCAAAATAATAAATCATTTAACGTTAAAGCTGTAAGTTTCACTCAAGGAGAGGCTAATAACCAAATGACTTCACAAGATTACTACGATGCTACGATATCTATGTATGACTGGATGAACGATTATTGTAAAGCTGCAACTGGACAAAGAAACGACATGAAATTATTTACATGGCAAATACAGGAGGATACTGGTGTTAGACGAGCACAGTTAATAGCATCTGATAGACACCCAAACATTCATGTTGTTTTCCCTGAGTACGCACTGCCAATGAAACCAAATGCAGGTGTCCACTTGAATAATGTAGGTATGGCATTGTCTGGTGCATACTATGGACTTGCGTATAAAAGAATCATAATTGATGGTAAGAACTGGGAGCCACTGAGATGCACTGGTGTTTCACATTATGGTGGTAAAGTTATACTAAACTATAATAGAAAAGGTATTGTTATAGATAGAGACACTTACGGCACTGTTGATGGGGACGGTTTTTATGTTACAGACGATACAGGTAGCATAACTATCACTAGTGTTTCCATATCCGATTACGGTTATGTAAGTTTGAGCCTAAGTCGTGACATTGTTGGCAATGCAACTGTTGGTTACGGCCTGAGAATGAGAAACAGGGATGATGAAGTAATTGTTTATGGTGGCTGCTTAAGAGATAGTGACGGCCTATCTGAAACCACAACACTAGATGGGGTAGTGTACCCACTACATAATTGGTCTTTACTTTTTGAGGAAATAATATAATGAGTTTATCACTAGTAATAAAAGGGGCTGATTTTTCAGCCAACTCTCTGGGTAATGCGTTTTACCCACACTTTAACAAATTAACTGCAGCTAGATTTTATGGTAGTGATGTACCCGATTTTACAGGCTTAAAAAAGAGTAATAAGATTGGTGCGAAACTTAGTGGCTTGGATAGTGTAATCAACAGCTACTCACTATCACTTCCGTACCAATCAAAATACTCAACTGATTTAGTGACCAGTCAAAAAATGACTTTCTGTGCTTATGTTAAAGTACCGCAAGGGGCAACTTCAACAAGTCAAGGAGTGATAACTAGTAACAATACCAGCACTGGGTTAAATCCATACGAGGGACAGTTTTTAATAACACTGTCAGTTGATACTACAAGAGCGCTTGGTAAGCTAAGTGTCTTTGGTGATGACACTGGGTTTACAACAGCCTCATCACTCAATGCACAACAAGATACCCTTATGTTTATTGTCGGTGTAATGGACGCGACAAGCGGTGACATTAAGATTAGGGTCTATTCCGAAGGTACTGTAAAGGAGTCAGTAGCAAGTGGATCATTTAATATAACGGATGGTGACACTATCTTCATTAACAATTACCCAAATGAACCGACAACGATAGAGTATCTCCATACGTCCATATTTAATGATGTGTTAACCTCTACTGAAATTGACGAAGTGTTCAATTGGGTTGATAGTTATTACTCTGATAAACTTTAATCATTAATGATACTGAAAAAGCAACCAAACTTATAGAATCAGCGGTCAACATGTACTCGTATAAATAAAAGCCACAAACTAAAACCACTGTTATTATTGCCTGAATATCTGGAATTTTATTTCCCTTTTTACTTAGCGGCTTTTCTCACTCTAACTATTTTACACTAAATATTCTGTATTGCTCATGCGTGAGGAAGCTTCCAACTACCAATTAGGTGTATCAAATGTAGGTACTGGGAGAAACCTTGAAGTAATTAAGTATAGCTTAAGTAAGCTAACCGTTTTCAAGTGACATATCGTATTTTGGTGAGTACTTCGACCTACCCTAACACTATGGATTTCACTCGTTCAGGTATCGCTTACAATTTCAGTGTGAATGTACTTGCGGATGTATTAAAAGCAGCGTGTAAAGCAAAGCATCAAGAGAGTATAGATATGTACTATGAGAGCGGGATTTACGAAACTACATATTTAGGGTATCTAATAGATGAACTTCACCTCACAAACAGCGGGAGAAGACTCATTTCCGACAAGTTAACTGTAAGATTAAATGGTAAATAAGATAAATCATGTCTATAGTACTCCAAAAAATATACGCCAGCGCCCCAGCTGGCGATTTACCCATTCACACATTAGAGTTGTACGCTGATTCTCAGGGTGTCATTCGTATATGTGAAGGGTTTGATGATGTCACCGCTGGAATTGAAACCGGTGAATTTGTTACCTTTACTGCAAGCGGTATGGGGGTTTCTCTTCCTGCTCGCTCAGTAAAAGGCCGGCAAGATTTACAATTTCAACTCGATAATGTCACAGGCGAAGTTTTAACTAAATTACAAGGCGCGATTGATGCGGGTGACACTATTAAAGTGATTTACCGTGTATTCACGGCGAGTTATTTAGATGAACCAGCCGAGCCACCTGTTGAAATGACCGCCGTAGACGTTAAAGCTAATGCACAACGCGTTAATGTGGTTGCCTCATTTCATGACTTGGTTAACAAAGCATGGCCACGTGACCGTTATACTCCCAATATAGCCCCCGGCTTAAAATACTTTAGCTAAAACCCCCATGCATAAAATAGAAGATTACCTAAGCGTACCTTACGTTGATGGTGGTCGAGATATGACTGGTCTAGATTGTTGGGGCCAGTCACGCCTTGTGCTACACAACGTGTTTAATAAACCATTATTTAAATCCTTCGGCCATGTAAGCCCAGACGACAAAACAAACCTTACTCACTCATACACCCAAATAGTTGATCAATTCAAACCTTGCCAGCCTAAAGAGCAGGCTATTGCGTGTGGGTTTCGAGGGCAAAGTTTAATCCATATGGGTTTGTGTGTGTTGGTTGATGGTCAGCTGCAAATACTGCATACATCACGAAGGAAAGGCCCGTCTATTGTTAAAATCGCAGACTTTAAGCGGTTATTTTTTGAGGTTAAGTTTTATGAGTACACAGGTTGAGCTAAAAGTTTATCCCAATAAACTTGATTTAGCATTGTATGAACCCTGCACCGGATATACAGGTCAAACACTAAGTAGTTGGTTACAAGTAAACGTACCCGCTTACGATGATCGTGAAGAGCCTCTTTTTAGCGTCAACATCAACGGAGAGCATGTATTACCAAGCGAATGGACAATTTATAAGTTTAAGCGCGGTGATGATATAAAGCTGGTTGTTGAAGCAAAGGACCCAATCACAATCGCCTACGCGGTTATTGCTGTAATTGCGATTGGCGTTGCTGTTTATGCGGCTAATCAAATACCCGATAACTACAACTCAACAACACCTGATGGTAGCAGTATTTATGATATAAATACGCAAGGTAATAAACCACGGCTAATGGGAGTTATTCCCGAAGGTGCTGGGCGTCACTTAATCTTCCCAGATTATTTGACTATGCCACGCCGCGAATACATTAATAATGAACAATGGCTTTATTTAATGCTGTGTGTGGGTAAGGGGGAATACGAAATATTACCTCAGGAAATAACCATAGGAAACACACCTGTAAATAGATATGTAGGCGATGTTGATTATCAAGTATTTGGCCCAGGCGAAGATGTTACAACTCATGAAGCGCACCGAAATGTATATACATCAAGTGAGGTTGGCTCAACAGCCGGTACAAATGGCATAGAACTAAAGGGTAAAGTAACTAACTCAGGTGGTAGTAACAGCGTTTACGATTACACGTTTATAGACGATAAAATAAAAGTGTATATGGTTGAGTACGAACCAGAGCTTGGCGGGTATATCCGTTACTTAGTTATGCCACCATTCGATATAGGCGAAATTCTTACTGTTCAATTTTCACTCGAAAATCAAAACGATGGCTATTATAAACTCATTGAAAAAGGTAGAAATGGCAGCACTGTAAAAAAAGTAGATGGCCAATTTCAAGATGATCCAAATTGGACTGGTTTTATAACTGAAAGCGACTCACATGCAAATGTGAATGTTGAAAATAGTGGCGGTGACGGCCAGTTTAATGGGCCGTTCTTTGCGTGTCCAAAAGGTGAGAAAACTAATAAGTTATGGTTAGACTTTTCACTCCCCAGAGGCCTTGGTGAACTAGATGATAACGGTAATTTTTTAAGCCGCACAGTGGCGTTAAAAATAGAATATCGAGACGATGGCGCGCTTAGTTGGACACCAGTAGATACCATTACCTTTACTAACTCTACAAACGATCAATTAGGCCGCACTGTGTCTGTAGATATACCTACAAAAATACGGCCAGAGGTGCGCGTTAAACGAATCACTGCGGCAAATGACGATACTCGAATATACGATGAAATTTACTGGACGTCTCTAAAGTCAGAGCTTGAAAGCGCAACACGCTATGAAGGCATGACAACAATAGCCGTAAAAATTAGAGGTACCAATGCATTAGCAGGCTCAGCAGAAAATAAGTTTAACCTTATAGCTACTCGAAAATTACCTATTTACGAGAATGGCGCATGGACAGAGCCAAAACCAACAACCGATATAGCCCCATTTTTTGCTCATGTAATAAAAAGTTCAGGCCATAGTGATAATAAAATAGGATTAGATGAGGCCAATGCATTACATTCAATTTGGCATGCCCGGGGAGATGAGTTTAATGCTGTATTCGACAGTGCCAGCACTATATTTGAAACACTTAAACGAGTTTTAGCCGTAGGATTTGCAGAGCCAACGATTGATTTTGGTCGGATCATACCGGTAAGGGACCAAAAGCGGACTATATACAAGCATATGTATCAGCCTGATAACTACATAGGCCAGTTAGATCGAAGCATTAGTTTGATAGATGACGACGAGCCAGATGGTGTTGAGGTAGAGTACTTTTCACCCATTACATGGAAGTCAGAAACCGTAATTTGTTTATTGCCTGAAGACCAGGGTATTAACCCTGAAAAAGTAAGAGCATTTGGTATTACAAGCCGAGATAAGGCATATCAGTATGGTATGCGTAAACGTCGCACGCGAAGGTACCGCCGTACACGATTTGATTTTAAAACAGAAATGGACGCCTTGAACTCACGGTACCTAGATTACTGCGCATTGGCTGACGACATACCAGGCTATGAGCAAACAGGGCGAGTACAGTTTATAAATGGCCGTTCAATATTTATCGATAATGAAAACCTAATCTGGCAAACCGGTGAACCCCATATATTGGCGCTAAGAAAACCAGATGGCACGTTATCAGGCCCGTATAATGCCACTAAAGGCAGTGCTATTAACGAAGTTATTATTGATCGCGACCTAGATTTTCAAGCTACCTTAAACGGTACAATGGAACCACCGTTATACATGTTTGGAATAAATACACGGTGGTGTAATGGGGTGATAATTCGAGATATTAAACCATCATCAATAGATAAAGTAAGCGTTACAGCAGATTTAGACGATGACCGAGTTTATTTGGATGACGACAGTCTAGCGCCTATTTTATGAAACTGAACTTTTACTATATTTTTAGGTCTAAAACGCACTGAATAGGTTTTCAGTGCGTAATGGCCAATGACGGCCTATAATTTCAAAAGGATTTAAAAATGGACTTTATCACTTCTGTAGCAGCCAATTTATTCTCATTAGCACTGGTTAGTCTCGTTACATACTTTAAGTGTTTGTTAGATCAAAAAACCGATACTTTTAAAAGCAGTAATCAGTTCGTATTTACCTATCGATTCAAAAAGAATAAGTCTATTCCGATTAATAAAGTTAGATTAATGATGCTCATTAAAAGTAGCAATGCTAATTTTTATATATTGTGGTGTAAGTAATTAGTTAGCTCAATAAAAAGTGACTTTTTAATTATCAGAGAAGCAGTAGCTAAAGCTCTGCTTTTCTTCATTCCACCGGTAATAGAATACCAATGCTAATTAGCAAACCCATTTCATTTTCAACTTCTTATTTAAGCTTCAGTTTTTTCTTTGTAATCACATAAATCTTCAATAATACAACTCCCACATTTAGGCTTTCTCGCCGTACACGTATAGCGACCATGTAAAATAAACCAATGATGCAGGTTAAACATAAACTCTTTTTTATTTGGTGTATTTTTTATTATGGCTTGTTCTGTTTGCTCAACCGTTTTGCCTTTAGCGTAACCAGTGCGGTTTGCAAGGCGTTGGATGTGAGTATCTACCGCTATAAAGTATCTACCTTCGTTATCTTTCGTCCAGCCAAAG